ATTCGACGTATATACTTTAAGGTAAGTCGAAGAGGCGTGGTTGCCTATGTGAATGGGTTAATACCACCTCCACTCTAAATCACATACCACTACCAACATTTGTCACCCACTATAACCAAATATACGGACATTTAAATATTATTATATTTGTATTCCACACTTTGTATATGGTTGGTTACACTTGCACTAAGCCATTATGTATCTAAATGCATTAGGCACCATCCTAAACCAAATAGTATAAGTAATTATCAATATTACAACCCACACTATCAACTTTGTATAATCGCGTTTGAGTCTCATAATATTTTATTTACTAAATCCCAGATTACAGCAACCACTGCTCCAAATATAAACAGACATACTACACCTACAGTCAAAGCAAATAACGTATCACCAAATAACCCCACTACTTGTTTACTTAATTGTTTATTATCGTCTCCCATTTGGTCCATTTTTAATCCGAACATCATCACTACTAATACCTCTTGGTTTTACCCTATCACGTTGTCTCATATCCCTAGATTTAACGCGTTTATTACGTTTACTACTCAATGTAGACATCCATTGCATCAATTGCTCGTACCGTTGTTTGTGACTGTTTTTACTCATAGATTCTATTATTTATTAATTATTAATTTATTTAAAATTTATCTTATTAGATGAATTGCTTTAAAATTCCAGGTCAAAATCAATGTATCCATCTCTTTCTTTACCATAATACTTATCCCACAATCGATCATCCTCACTCAAACATCTCTCACACACATGCTTTAAATCAACTTGTCCTAACATCTCATCATACACCAATAATTCTGCCTCCACGTCTGAATCTAAATTTAATCTACTCCAATCAGCTCTATCACCCCACACTTCTTCTCTCCCTATCAGATCTATTTTAACCTCCAAGAACTCAAGTATAGGTGTTTGAGGCAACAGCATACGCTCCATTAATGTAGATGCTCCACACCAAGTACAATGGTTTATATCCATTTTTTTTCTTGCCATTACTACCTTGAAATTATCTCCCACGTAGAGATTACTTCACCCTCCTTATTATGGGTATACTTACCCATTGTCAACTGAAGATTACTCGTCTCGATTTTAAATTTATATGGCTCCCTTACCTCATCTATAGGTGAAACTCTAACTATGTACCATTTTGATTTACTCATAATTGTATATACGTATTAAATTGTTGATGTGTGTTATGAAAAGCTTCGTTTGCCTCTTTTCGTTTTATACTCATTAATTGGCATGCTTATTGTGGAATGTAATCTACTATTGTCCTTTTTTTCTGCTATTATTTGTCTATAAATTGGTGATTCCATTTCACACCCATAATATTGTCTTTTCTTTCTCATATTAATCTTCTATTGCTCCACTTCCTGTTGAAATTGATATTAAATCATCTATACCTTGTTCTAACAACTCATCATCCATCCATCTCCACTCTTTTTCACTATTAATCATAAGCATTGTTTTCTATATAAGTAGATATCATCAATTAGGTAATCACAATATTTTAAAGCTAAATCACCTCCATCGGGATTCCTAATTATTATTTCTTTTATTTCATTAACTCTTTCTATTATATCTTCTCCACTCATAATAGATTAACTACTATTAATATCATTATTACTAAAAACAACCCTACTCCACTTACAAAACAACCCTTATTAGAATTTTCTACTTGTTTTTTGGATCTACCTTGTCTCAATATTTCTTTACCTTCGTTTAACCAATGATTCATATCTTATTTTATTTTACTTGTTAATTCCGTAACTGCTTCTACTCCGTCTTTGTATACTGTTTCTATCATTATTAAATTGTCAAATTTACGACTATCTGTCCCATCTCTAGTAACTAACTTATTATCTTCATCTCTTTTCCATTCATATTTGTAACTAAACATACAATCACCATTTTCACAAAAGAAATACTCTTCATCGTTCTTATAATAAAAATCATGAAATCCAGTCTCTTGTTTACATTCTGGGCATTCCATATCGTATGTTAATACACTTCCCATATTACTATTATTTTAAATTATTCCTCCAATAATATCTCTATCCTCTAAATGACTCATATCATTAGGATCATAATCATGAGGTTTTGTATTAATTAATATACCTTTCTTGGTGTTGGTAAATCCTTCTACTATAACATTCATTTCATCTTCTCCATGAATGACATGAGATAACATTTGCCCTATTCTAATAAATGGTCCACCTGATGGGTCTATAAAATCATCTCCGGCTCTTATATGTTCAAAATCACCTTCCCACAATACATTACCATCTTTTTGTTTAGTGAATGTATATTCATCTCCATATCTATTTCTGTACCTTACCATATTATTTAGCTTTTTGGTTGTTAAATCTATCTAATAAATCTTTTGCTGTTTCAGTTTGAGCATCATATTTTTTATGAAATCTTTCTTTTTCCATCTCATTACCATAACCTAAAGTAAAAGTAACTGAACTACCTGATTTAAACTTAACTATAACTGTTGGAAAATCTTGATAAGATCTTCTATAATAATCAGAACTAATTGTAACCTCAGCTTTTGGATATAATTTCTGATATTTAGCAACTATTATATTTAAAGCAATTGTTGCTGCTTTGGTTTGAGCTAATTCATTTATTTTACGCTCATTATGTTCATAAAGTTTAACATATAATGAACTTGGCTTATAGTATCTGTATTGTGAAGTAATACTAGTACACATTAATTTATTACCTTCTCTACTAATTGAAGCCTTATATGTTTTAATTGTACCATCTTTAACAGTATTAACTTTAAGATAAACACCACCTACAGCATTCATATAAGTAACTTCATGATCATAATTTGTATTATTATAAGAATAACCAAATTCTCTTTCTTTAGTAACTTCATAAATCTCAAAATTACTATCATAATCAACACCTTGAACAAAACCTGCTTCATCAAGTAATAACATTGTTTTATTAACATCATCTTGAGATTTAACAGCTCTTTCAGCTTGCTTATTTATAAAATTATCAATTTCTTCTTGTTGTTTAGTAGTTAATACTACTCCATGAAATAAATCTAACTGCATTGTTTCTGTATTTGGCATAACCTTTATTATTTTTATGTTGTGCTTAACTGCATCAACGTGGTAAATATACGAACCCTAGCCCGGGTAACCAAATTTTTACGCGAACATCTTCCAATTTTCTTCAGCTTTTTTAGCGTCTACTTCATATGGGTGATTACCATATTTGTAACCCATACTATAATACCTTTTCATCCAAGAACCAGATTGTAAATAATGAATATACTCATGAATAATACTTCGTATTACATCTTCAACACTATTATTATAATCTGAATATATAAATAACTTATTTAATTTACGATCATATTCAGCATCAGCAGGTTCGCCCTCAGCTTCTGGTTCTCCTGTTAGTCTAACTAAAATATTTTTGTACACCTCAATTGGTGGAAATTCTTTTTTACCTAAACCATAATGTGATCTAATATTAGGGTATACTTTATTTGCTATTTGTAATATTTTTTTTGGTTCCATATTATTTCCCCCTTCCACTTTTTTTCATTACACCAGAGCTTTTACTACCTCTTTGATTTTGCTTTGATGGTTTTGATTTTGAGTTCTTATTTATTTTATTATTTTTATTTCCGAAAAATTTACTACTCATAAATATTATTTTTGATTTGATGATTTAAATCTATTAGCTTTTGATGTTTTGCTATGTTTAGTTTTTCTACCTTTAACTCAGTAATAAATAAATGTTTTAAACTCATTCTATAATTTTTGCGTCTTCTATTGTCTCACATATTAAAAATTGGTTTTCAACTTGTAAAACATGGTCCCCATTTTTTTCATGTACATACATTCCTAATACTTTTGTATTTACAGTATTATTGCTATTTAAAAAATTTTGTATACTTACAGCGTCTAATATTTTATAGGCAATATTATTCTTATAAATAATATTTGAATATATATTAATCATTAGTTAATTCATCTATTTGTTGTTGTAGTTTTTGGATAGTCTTTTTAGAATCTATAGATTTATTTTTTTTTAAATCTACTATCATACTACTTAATTCTTTAATTTGTAAAAATTTTTGATTTTTTTCCATCTATAGTGAATTTATTAAGTGAATAGTCCAGGCTATTAGCCCATTTAATTGTAATACAACTAGATTCCATTGTCTTCGTACTATTGTTTGTATCATAACAAATAAGAATCCTATTATAAATAGCCAAGGATTTAATGTCCATTGACCTGCTATTAATAATCCTGCTCCCATATAACCTATTCTGCTAGAAAGTCTTTCTAAAGGAGTTAATTTACGTTCCCTTACCATATTTCTAAGGTAGTAATTCCAAAAACTATTATTTACCTTTTTCATAATCCTAAATCTTTTCTGATATCTTCTTTAACTACCCTAAGATATTTTCTTCGTTTTTCTTTAGAAACAAATGGTACTGACCAAAACTGTTTTGTCTTAGTCCATCTGTTAAGATTCCATCCAAAAACAAAAGTATAAACACCCATAACTAATCTCAATTTAACTGAATTAAGATATAAAGTAATAACTGGTAATTTTGGTGCTCCATGGGTAATATAAGTACGTACTTTTTTATTCTTAAAGAATGGTTTTGGATATGCATACTTACCTATAATAGGAACAAACTTATATGCAAATCCGGGTGTAAATACTTCATCAAAGAACATTTCTAGCTTTGGAGTTAACCTAAACCACCAAACGGGTGATACAAAATAGATATGGGTAGACCAAGTAACTAAATCTTTATAACTTTTTATCAGTTCCACTTTATCCCTATGCAATTTGTCTTCATATAAATCAATAACTCTATAATCTGATTTATACTTATTCATCTGTCTAATTATAGTTTTATATATACCATTATAACAGAATGACTTTTGATCTGGGTGTCCTATTATTATTAAATGTTTTATTTCTCGTTTCATTTTATAGATATTATTATCTTTTTCCTGTGTACATCCAATAAGGATTTTGGTAATATTGGTCTTCTATTAATTGATATTTTAATTTAGTGGTTGCTATATGATTTCCACTTATAGATATTCTATCTACACCACTACCATTCCTAGGAGTAAAATGCATCATATCACTAGCAAATATAAATAATTTACCTTTTTGTTGAGGTGCATTAACAAAATGTTGTTTTCCATTTATTGATGATAAAAAACATATATCTCCAGCTAACCTTGAGGCATGGGGGTAATAAACCCATGATAGTGATATTTCATTATCTGTAATCATTCCATCATGGTTATGAATCATAGTTTGTTCATTTGGAGGTATAATGTGCCCCCATATTTCTTCAGCTTGAAATGAATTAGGTCCAAAAATATTAAATAAAACTTTACTTACAGCCTCATCCATAATTTTATATGTCTCATCATATAAATTAGTATCCTCATAAAAAGTATGTTGTTTATCAACCTCATCTTGTTGAGGTCTACTTTTATGTAAACTATTTTTTGGTTTCAATCTTGAATCTACTACTTCTTGTAAAATTTTATCATGATCTAAATTTAAATCATGTTCCGAATAATGTATAGCATTGATTAATTTAAACATATTTTTAATTTTTCCAAAATATTTGTATAAATATTAGTAATAAACATAAAGATAAACTAACAAAAGTTTTTGTAGTTATTCCTTCTTTAAAAAAGTAACTTACACCTAGGGCATATATAATCATACCAACTCCAAAACCAACAAACCTAGCAGGCCATAATAACCCATCAAACCCAGCTACTGTTGATTTAGTTCCCCATATATAAAAATATGAAATAATTAAACCCGCTGCTGCAACTAAAAATTCATTATTTTTAAACCATTCCCATTTAAATTGACCATTAAGTTGGAAAAATACAGCTATATGAGCTAAAAGAAACCAACCAATTCCTAAAAATAATTCGTAAAACTTAATACTATTCATCCCAACTATGTTTCCCCCAGTTAATAATTAGTGATACTGGGCCTAAATATAAAATAAAACTACAATATTTAAATGTATCTTCTTCTATTGGTTCAATTAAATCATAACCAACTGTAAATCCTTCGTGGGGCCATTTCCAAGCTAATGAAATTTCCCACCATTTGTCTTCTTCTAAATCTAATTTGTTTTTTCCCATACTATAACATTAAATTCCAATTTTCTAATTTCATCCAAAAGCGCTCTAACCAAAGGTTAATTTTAACTCCTTCAATTAAATCTTCTCCATTCATTCCCTTTTCTTTTTTAGAGGCACAAAAACCTATACCCATATCAAGGTAATCTCTAGCTTTATCATCATTACCTAATGTACGAAATTCTTTTGCCTTATCAAAACAATGATGTAAAACTTGTCTTTCTATTTTTTTCATATTTATTTAATTATTAATATTTTCTACATTTATCTAAAGGTACTTGACATAAAGTGTCTCCATTTTTTATTAATGGGTTACCATTTTTATGAAAACCAAATACCACTTTAACTTTATCATCGTAAATTCGAATTCTATCTCCTTGTTTTATCATATTAAAATGGTAATGGTTCATCGACTAAACCTTTAGGATAAAACTTAGGATCATCTATTTTTCGATATTCAAAACTAGCAAATGGTTGTTCACCCATTTCTACTACTTCAATACAATCTGAATGTCTTCTATTTTCAATTGATAATCTTAAATCATTAGCACGTTTCTTAGCCATGTAATCATTATCAGCATAGACATACATTTCCATTTTTACTACATATCTTTTGTTTTCCTTATCCATCTTATGAGTGTATTTGAATTAATGTATCAATATCTTCTCTTGATTGCCAACCTAAAACTAAATCATCATCATCATCAGCACCAATAAAATTTCCTGCTTGATCAAATATAGCTACCTCGAATGAAGAAGCATCTTCAACTTTATTAACTGCTTCTCTAACACCACCTTTACCTGTGCTGTACATGCCTTCACCTGCTACAACTGAAAATTCAATACCGTTATCTAACATAAGTAACCCCTGAATTGCTCCCTTACCTACCTTATGTTTTTTAAATGTAATGTCTTTAAATGTTTTCATAATTATCTATTTTGATTAAAACCTATTGATTTATTATCACCTGATTCAGGTGTATTTACATCCCTAATGATCTCAAATGCTTGACTCATAGTAATGAATTTTTTTTCTACTGCTAAATTTAATCCTTGAATAAATTGATCTGTCATAACCTTTATTTTTTAGTGTTGCTACTTAATCATAACAACACGTGAATATACGAAAAAAAAACGCGGTAACCAAATGTTACCGCGCTTATCTTTAATTTATTTTAATTTATCTTATTGATAGTCTTTCATGAAACGACCAAAGTGTTCTTGTAATGATTTATCAGCAACATAATTTTTAAAATCTTCAACATAATCATCTACCTCATCAAATTCATCACCTGATCGTTTTAAGGATGCCATATATGAATCGATTTCCATTTTAGTTCCGTTTCCATCAACCTTAAGAGCTCTAATAATAGATGGTTTTTCAGGTACACCTTTAAATTTAGGTAATGCTTCATCAATAGCTGTAAATTCTTCTTGTTCAAAGTCATCCATACCTAATGCTAATCTATCACCAGCCATTTGATTACCATCTATTACTTTACCCATTTCATTACTTAAATGAGCAAGTACATCTTCCATATTAAATGGTTCATCGTCAACTAAATCATAAAATAAATCTTCCCAAGCATCTAATAATTTCTTTTTCATAGGAATATTAAGAAAACCTTCAATTCGATCAGCTACTTCTCTATCAATAGAAGCATATCTTCCTTCTTTTACATCTCTAGCAGCCATTTTGAATTTAGTAGCATCACTTCCATCTGTATCTTGTTGTTTATTTCCTTTTCTATCGTATCCAGCTATTTCATCCATTGGTAATTTTTTTTCTTCTTCTGCTTCCATTTGATCCATTTTAGAAGCCATAAATTGTCCTACTGATGGTTCAATATCCATACCTTGGTCCTTAATTGTTGTTTCGATTTCAGCATGAAAATCTCCAAAAAACATACTTGCTTCTTTAGTAGCACCCTCTTCTAATGCTTCAATAGCATTATATAAGTGAGATGCTTCTCTATGATAATTAACATCAGTATAGTCCTCAGCCATTTTCTTTAAAACTTCAATATCGGTATCAACACCTGTTTTAAGTCCTGCTTTTAACATTCCATCATAATCAAAATCTGTAGTCCAACCTGAACCTATTTTATATTGTTCTAAAATATCTGTTAAGTTATATTTACTCATAATTTATTTTTTTGCTTTTGGTTTTCTACCTCTACGTTTTTTTCCTTTAACAGCGGCAACAACATCTTTAGACTGCTCTATTACTTCTTTAGTTGCATCAGCAACATCTTTAAGTTCTTTTTTTACTGCTTTAGCTCTACGTTTTACCTCGGCGGTTTTTTCTTTTACATCTTCAATAGTATCTTCTACTACATCTGGAATTAGATCACCATCTCGATCAGCAATTTTACCTTTTTTAATGTAATAAACTACAGCACCTGCTCCTAATAATATTACAACTAAAATAAATAACAATAATTTCATAATTTTATTTGTTTAAATGTTTATTATAAATATATAAAAATTAAGCTAAATTATATTTTTGCTTATATTTAGATATAAAGGATTTACCTACCCCTAATTCAATTATTTCTGCCTTTTCAGGAACACCAGGTAATTTTTTAGCACTAATAATATAATCTATATTTTTATTAAATACTTTAATTTTAGTTTTAGCATTAGAACGATTTGATGTTTTAAATACCATTACCACTGGGTGTTTACCATAAGGTTTTTGATCAATCTTAAATTTTTCTGGTTTATTACCAGCTTGGAATTTTTGTTCTACTGAATAAGGACCATTAGCAAATTTACCCATATCGTATTTCCATATGGAATCATCTGTATCTATATTCCATTTTGTAGGTTTAATTACATTTTCACTTGGTCTACCTCTATTTTCTGTCATATTAGTTTATTTAATATCATTTCATTAATCCCATTAACTTCATTATCTAAAAATAATGTAGTAAACTCAGAGTAAACTGGAATAGTGTGATTATGTTTTAAACCTGGGTTTAGGTTTAGGCTTAAACTATTAGATTTCATATCTACAATTTGTTGTTTATGTATTAAAGAAAATCTAAAATTATTAAATTCAATAACAACAATAGCTAAATAATCAAAAATATAATCATTACCATCCTTTTTAGATTCTCCCACATCAATTATATTAGACTTAGTAGAATCATTCCAGTGTTTTAATTCAATTTTTATTTGTTTACCACAAGTAATATCTCTAGATAATTGTGGTACCCCACTAACTTGGTATCCTCTTTTTTCCTCAGTAATAAAATCGTAACCAGTTCCGTCTTCTTGTTTCCATCCAAAAACATCAGCTATAACTGGTTCTAATAAACTACCACAACTACCTCCTATACCATTAGGATTAGCCTTTACCCAATAATGGGAATAATTATTAAGGAATTGGATAGCTCCTTTACCTTCTCTTAATTTACTCATAACCTTTATTTATTTTTAAATTTATATTCCTGCTCTCATTGCAAATTGTTTACCACGTTTATTCATACGACCATCTAACTCTTTATACTTGTTAGTAACTAATTCGTCTCTTAACTGCTCAAATTTACAGTCAGCAACATCCCATCCCTTAGCTTTAATTTCTTTTAAACCAGCTGGGATTGTTTGGACTCTAAATTGATTGTTTCTTTTTAATTTTTGATTTTGTACTTGATAAAACATAAACTTTATTTTTAATGTTGTGCTTAATCGCTCAACGTGTGTAAGATATGAAAGATATCCTGCTTACTCGCACTCTTTCGGCTTACTTTTTCATTTGTCTTAATTCCAAATGACGTACTATTACTTTATACTTCTCGTTTGTCTCCATGAACAACTTTTACAGTTGGGAATCGTAAGCTAATACCACCTTTATCATTTTTAGTTTCTTCAAAGTATTGTACTGTGATAACTTTACCTACAATTGAACCATCCATATATTGTAAACGTTGTTCTTGACTCCAACCACTACCAACTTTTACTCTATGGCCTTTATGTTCAATCCATACTTGAGCTAGCATTTTAATTGTTTCTGATCTACCATCTCTAACTACTTCGTGATCGTCATTATCATAATCAACTACAACATATTCAGCATCATAGAATTTCTTTACTTTAAGTAAATTTTTAGTACGTTTACCTTCATAGCTAACATCTTTACGTAACATAAATCCTTCCCAATTATTATCAGTTGCTATTTGACCCCATTTATCAAAATGTCTACCATCTGTTATTTGGAATTGATCTGTATAACGTAAAATATTAGTTGTAATAAATCTACCTGTTAAGAATCCTCTTAATGCTGCTAATCTTTCACTCAATATAGGACCACCTTTTTGATTATCAAAATTAGGTTTATGAATCATATCAAAAATCATATAAGCAGGATTTTCGATTTGATGATCTTTACGTCTTAATTGTTTCATTATACCTTGAAAATCTTCATCTCCATTTTCATCAATTAAACAAATTTCACCGTCAAATACAGTATTAATAATACCTGTTGCTTCAATCGCTTCTTTAACTTTATTTAATGTAGTTAATTCTTTACCCATTCTAGAATAAAGTGTACATTCTCCTTCATAATTAACTACAGCTAAACACCTAACACCATCTAATTTTCTTGATGCCCACCAATTATCATTTTGCCAATCACATTTACCATCATATTCTTTAGCTAATGCAACTTTAAATGTAGGTATTAATCCTGGGATTGCTTTGTTAATTATTGAATCACCTACTCTAATACCTAAATCTTTGTCTATAATTTTATAAATTAAATCATAATTAATATCAATTTGAGAAAATTTATTTACCAATTTAATAGCATCATGCCCTGTAACTTTTCTTGAACTTAATAAATGTAATGTTTCAAATAAAGTATGATGAGTAGTTGCAACTTTATCATGGTTTTTTTTACACGTTTTACTTGTAACATAATATTGTTTATATGGATTATATGTTGCTTCAAGTACATTATGTATAAATGTAGAACTACGTTTTATTATTGCTATTTTGTCAGTTGAACTACTTGTAGCTCTCATCTCTTCAATGAATTTATTTATTTCTGTCATAACCTTTATTTATTTATTTATTTTTAATTCTAATGCTTTTATGTGTTTACATTTACCATCAAACGCTCTCCACCTACCTGGACAATTACAATGAAACTTACCTGAATCTGGGTAATATACCGTTTTATACGTTTTGTCTTTGTTACTACTGCTAGCAGTCATTACAACTATTGGTTCTTGTTTTACTTTAGGTTTTGGTTTGATCCAATTTATATCATTTAATTCAGTTTCGGGTAATACCTCCTGCCAAGTAGGAAGTAAATATTTTTTTCCACCTATGTTAGCTAAACTTGGAGGATTAATTTCGTGATGGTATTCATATTTAAATATTTTAACACCAATATACCCCCCTAAACCCTTTGGATTAATTCCAAATGCTTTACCATTGGGCCAAGGTATTATTCTTGTTCTAATATTACCATGTTTGTTGTGGTGTGAAAATTCGTATAGCATAACCTTTATTTTATACATGAATATACGAAAGAAGGCCTGGAGATCCAAGCCTTTTTGTGTTTATCTTTACGATAATATTTTTTCTTATTCCTATGAGGTGTGGGAACTTTTAAGGCATCAAACCATTCATGCTGTGTAAGTTTTGTTTTTTTCATTATATTTTGAATTTATATCTAAGCTTAGTGCAAGACATAGTTTTTTTAGCTGGCCAGCATTGTGGATTGCTATAAAATCTTCATCTGTCATATGATTAAATAAAGCTAATGTACTTAATTCCATATTATTTCCCTTGTCCCCTATACGCTTTGACATAATTTTTACTATTTTTCATTTTAGATGATTTACTTTTTGCATGAATACCTGGTCTTTTCTTACCACCATTAGAAACATAATTTCCTGTAACTAGCTTTGACATAATTTTTTATTATAAATATAGATCATACCCAGAAAATCGCTTCATATAAGTTGTTATCTTTATTCCATTCCCATCTTTCCTAACTTTACCATTTCTAAACCATTTTCTTACGCTACCTTGTCCCCCTAAATGTGCAGCAGCTAATAAACCTGATTCTGTAACTAATACGCCATTAATTACTTGACCTTCATATTTGTCTATATATTTCTGTAGTCTTTTTTTATTATGTAGAAGTAATTTTAACATTGCTTCTTCTTGTAATAAAGTATCTCTAAGGAATTCAGATCTACTTACTTTTATTTTTAAAGTTTTAAGTGTAGAACTACCAAATTGATACTTACCCATATAACCATATTTATTTACTATATGATATCTATTTCTTGATTCTTGATAACCCATAGCATCTAAAAAATTATTACGACTTTGAGTTTTAAACTGATCCCATCTTTCACTAGCATCTGAAATTGAATCTTGTTTAGTATATGTAATAATATTGCCTTCATCAGGATTATTATTTAAAGAATCAGTATTAATTACTTTATTTTCCTTAGATATAATTTTTAAAGTAATTCCTTCAGATTTAAATGAGGATAAAAATATTATAGAAAATAAGGTTATACCAAATAATAATACTACTGTTATACTATCTACTTTTTTCATTTCTTTGTATTTTTAATTTTTAATTTTAAATAATTAATTGCTTCAAATATTTTTTGACATCGGTCATAATCTTCATATTGTTCCATAGTTTCAAGATTTTGACTTAAAGTCTCTAGCATATCATCTCTATCAATCATAATATCATAAAACATACCAGTGTCTTTAGCATGAATTGATACCACGGGAATTTCATTAATATCTGTATGTAAATTATCTAGTGCTATGTCAACAATTAAGTTATGTAATTTTTGATCACCACCTTTAAAAGTTTCTGCAACTTCATCTTCAGTATCAAAATTCCATTTATGTTCAAATTCCATAATTAAAAATTTTTTAAGAAATCTCCCTTGATTTTCTTATCCTTTAATTTACGAAACTTTTCATCGTTATCCAAACTTTTTGATGCAAGTTTTTCAAGGTGACGTTCTTTTTGTTTACCATAATCTTTAGTAATTTTATGGTATTTTTTATTTAATAATTTTATTTTTTTAGCCATTATATTCTGCTTATGTATTGGTTAGGATCATCTTCGTTATCACTATCTAAACCTAATTCTTTTAAACGTTGTAAATGATAATCATCAACTTCCCATTCTACCTTTTCGCTTGTACCAAAATGTTCCTGTTTAGATTCTATTTGTTTAACATCTTTATCATTAAAAATATCTCCTACGGTTAGAAAATAATGATTATAGCATAATAATTGGACATTATCTAAACTATAATTATTACTATTACCATCTTGAAAATGTAGTAATAAAGGAATTTTATAATCAAGTACTCTACGTTCTTTAAATTTACATACAGTACATTCCTCTGATAAATATCCCTGTTCTATTAAAGAATATTTAAGTTTATTTGGATCAAATGAAGATGCAGCTATTCTACCCTCAATTATTTCTAACATATGAGGCATTTTTTTAGGTCCCTTTAAAAATTTAGGTATACCTTTACCACTTTGGTTTTTATGTCCCTCAAATAACTTATACAATTTAGCATACCTTTTATAGTGTTGATATGACACATGAAGATAACGGGCAGCTGCCATATTAGATTTTGTTTTAGCTTGGGCAGCTACGATTTGTTCTTTAGATAAGGGTTTTGCTTGAGGCATTTATTTCTTTTTACTTTCAGTTTCAATACCAAAAGTAAGTTCTGGGTTGCCTTCTGGATTGATATGTTTTAAATAATCTTTTTCATCTAATATTAAAGTTTCAGTCCAAGTATGGTCTCCAATACCAAAGGTCATAGGAACTCCTCTTTTAGCTCCTACTTCTGAACAATTAACACAAAAGTTATACCCATATTTAGTTTTTCTTAATTCTGGGAAGTCTTCGCCACATTTAGGGCATGGAATCATTTTCATAGTCATTTTTTATAATTTTATGGTATACATATTAAACTATAGCTCTTCCTTTCATATTTTCCCAATCTCGGTTTTTTCTAACTAAATCATTTGTTGATTGTACCGCATTTAGGACATTATCTACTGTTTCTAAATCATCTGCTAAACGTAACATTGCTGAAAGATCTTTAGGAAAACAATGGCCTCCAAAACCAAAATCTCCATCAGGTCCAGGTACTGCCCAATGTGATTTTCCTAATCTTTTATCAAAAGTTGAATATTCAATTACTTTATCATAATCTAGTTTTAATCCCTCACATATTTGATACATTTCATTAGCAAATGCTACCTTAGTAGCTAAAAAAGTGTTTGTAAGATATTTTACCATTTCAGCATGAGTAGATCCAGTTTTTATAATATCAATATCAGGAAATATTTTTCTATATATAGTTTTTAATTTAGTAGTAGATTTTCTAGGTCCTCCTAAAATTACTCTATTTTGATTATTAAAATCCTCTACCGCATTTGCTTCAGTTAAAAATTCAGGGTTAAATACTACATCCATATCAGGATATAATGAATTTATTTTTGCTGTAGTTCCAGGTGGTACCGTAGATTTAATAACTACGGTTTTACATTTGAAGGTTGTAAAAATTTCTTTTACTGTAGATTCAATTAAACTAGTATCACATCTACCTCTTCTATTCATAGGAGTAGGTAAACAAACAAATACCACATTTTGACTCATGGCTACCTTTTTTTCCGAGTTACTTTTATCTTTTATTATATCATAAGTTTTTACTTCAAAGTAGTTTTTAAACTTTTGATATATAGCATTACCTACAAAACCTTGTCCTATGATTCCTATCATAACTTAATTAAGTCTTTAGTATATTCATTTATTTGAATAATTTCTATACTCAAATTTTCTAATTCAAATTTACCTATTTCTCCACTACTTTCAATAATTTGAGATAGCCTTTGTATATTTACAAAATCACTCTGATTAAAAGTATGACCATCAATTTCAACTAATATTTCATTCATTTTCTCATTATCAAAAGGTCTTATTTTGTATTTTAATAAATAATCTGTGTTTTTTTGCTCTTTATCTATGTAATGAGTTGTTAAGACGTCCATATCATCATCAATATAAATAGTACTACACCAAGGTTCTAAAGCAGTTAACAATTGAGAATTACAATTTTTAACTATAAATCCTATATCATATTTAGGAGGAACAATAGGTACTAAAGTAGGACTATGCATTACAAAATGGCCCCATTTACGTATAAAATTACGTGTTGATCTTTGATTTTGTGCTAACCATTCTGGGCTATCTTCGTATATATTTTTAGCTTTGTCTAAAGTATTTCTTCTACTACCTCTACAAGTCATATGGTATACAAATCCCTCCCAAGTTTGGATAAATTTTATTCCATTCAACTGGAAACGATTAAATATATCAGAATCCTCTTTAGATTGAGGAGCATATAAAGGGTCATGTCCACCTATTTCTTGAAAATCTTTTCTATAAAAGGCCCAAGGTGCAAAAATGCCATAAGTAATTTTTTCTTCATTAGTAAATTCTTTTAATTTATCTAATAATTCTTGTTCTTTAAATTCATCAGGTTCTACTCCACCATGCCATAGTACTTTTTCAGGTCCTTCAGGATGTAAAGGTGGTTCAATTCGAGTTAAAGATACAATTACACCAGGTTTAATATGTTTTTCAATTGAATTTAATGCATTAGGACACAAATACATATCAGCATGGTAAATCATTGCTATATCATTTGTAGCAACATCATTTATTAATGTATCATATAATATAGTATGTCCTAATCTATCTGGTCCTTCATTACGATGTGCTTTAAATAAGGGATCTTTAGACATCATTTCTAAACACCAATTCCAAGTCCCGTCTGTTGAAGCATCATCTGCAACACAAATTTCTACTTCATGTTCTCCTTGATTTTTTCTTATAGAATTATAAGACCATTTAAGGTATTTTAAATTATTTCTTCCTGGTTGTATTAGTGATATTTTCATTATTTTATTGAATTTAAAATTAATTGTTTAAATTTTTCTTTACCTATAGTATTACCTATATTATGTCCTGATTTAAAGTTAATGAGATTTAAGTTTGGATCCAAACTATTTATAAAATCAAAATGGTAATTATCAAAATGACCAATTGTAGGACGCCAATATTCTACTTGACATTTAAAAGGTTGTAAATTCCCCAAATTTGTTTCTGGGATATTAAATTTGTTTTGTAAATTAAATAATCTTATGTGTTCTTTAGCTGGTGAACCTGAGCTATAATATTTTAAATTGATTTGAGGGGCAATTGTTATTATTTTATCTGCCTTTATTAACTCCCCAACTAATAAAGAAGCAAAACCCCCTGCAGATTGTCCTATAGTTATTACCTTTTTAATATTATGTAAAGCTACATATTGGTTTATTATATTTGTTATTTTATTATATAAACCATGATAATATACTTGTTCGTTATCTTTAAAAAAAATATAATTGTTTTTCAAATTAGATTTTACAAATAAATTATAATATAAATAAGGCAATTTATCTTTAGCATTAGGATAAACTCCCCCACTCATTCCCTGAAAACTTATTACTAAAGGATAATCTGGGTTGTTATGAACTATTTCGTACATTATTTTATTATATTAACTAAGTTTTGACTAACTAAATTATCTATTATATCTTTTTCTTCATTAAATCCATGTCCACTAGACCAATTAGGATCCACTTCTTCCCAATAATGTACCCTATCATTGGATTCAGAATAAAACCCATAACCATATAAATCAGGTTTTATACCTAAAGTTACTAACAATAAAACTCCTACTAACCCCGCACTAGCTTCAGGTTTTGAAACTAAACTATTACAATACATTAAAAAATTAGAATGTAAGAAATTTATTGGAGTTTTATTAATATATAACATTACACCTTCTATAAATTCTTGGGCATTAAAGGATTTAACTAAAAAAGTTTCGTTATCTAAATTAGATAAAAAATTAGGATCATGTCCTAAACATATTTCTTTTTTAGTTGAACCATTAAATGAGTGTCCATTTAATATCCTAATATCTGTTCTTGACCCTACATGATTCTCGTACCCTTTAACTCTAGCGGCATTAAATCTAATTATTAAATCATTTTTATCAATTTTTTTACCAAATTCATTATCTAATAATGTACCACTGCTAGCTACTAAAGCAGCAGTTTTAATCTTATTAAAGTTTATATTAGTGTTTTTGTTTGAAAAAATAGGGAAACTAATATTATTTATTTGTATTTCTGGGATCATTATGTAATGTTTTTTATTAATTCATATTCTTCTATGGTATCAATATCAAAGCTACTTTTTAAATTTACTTCAACTAAAGCTGTTGGAGAGGGTGTTATTAATCCTTCATCTAGGAATTTATTAACCTTAAAAGCATAAAAAGCACCTGTTTCTTTATAACGGGGAACCATATCTTGTGTTCGAGGTTTATTAAAAGGGTCATAATTGGGTTTAGCCCCTATGTCTTCTTTTTCCCAATAAAAAGGTGTTTCCTTATAAACTGAAATTGAACTAGAAAAAGTATGGAGATTATCTATTGATAGTTTAAGATGATCAAGTTCAATAAAAGGAGAAGTACATTGTACTAAGACCATATTAGTAGTATCTTTATAAGATTGTAAAAAATCTGTTATAGCTTCTTTGGTAGGTGAGATATCTGTAGCATATATTGAAGGTCTTTTATGGACTTTAGCTCCATTTAATATTGCTTCTTTCTCTATATCATAAGAATCAGTACTAACATATACTTCATTTGTAACTTGTAAAGATACTTTAATTGCCCTAGATAGTAAAGATTGACCATTAACCTTTAGTAGGTTTTTATTTTTAATTCTTTTACTACCTCCTCTAGCAGGGATTAATATTCTTAACATTAATATTCATTTTTAGAATGAGAAGTTACGCTTTGTAAATTCTTTACATCTTTAATTAACTTTATCATTTCTTTTCGTGTCATTTCTAATGATGTGTCACTGTTTATAGGTGTATCTAATCTTGTTAAAATATTAGGGTTTTCATCTCTAGTTAAGATTACATAATCTCCTACTATTTCAGAATGGGGTATTTCAATCTCTGAAATTAGGTCTTCACTCATTTTCTCTCCGGGTCTTAATCCTACTATTTTTATATCTTCAGATATTAACTTAGCTAACTTACTCATAGTTACAGTTTTCATAATTTTGGACATTATAAAACCTGACCTTTTAGATGATAAAGTAATACAATTATGAATAAGCTCAGCAGATTCTTCTGGGGAGAACATTAGTCTTGTCATATTAGGATGGGTTAAAAATAAAGGTTTATTAGAGTCAAAACTTCTAAGCCAAAAAGGTATAACAGAACCATGGCTCCCTGCTACATTACCAAATCTACAACATACAAATTTATTTCTTGAATTATCTGCTTCTAAATACATCTTTTCCATTAATGCCTTGGTTTTACCATACACATTAGCTGATTCACAAGCTTTATCTGTACTTATACCTACTACTAAAGGTGTATTTGCTTCCTTAGCTGCTTCCATAATATTATAGCTCCCCATAATATTACTAGTAATAGCTTTAATGGGTTGTTTTTCTGCAGTGTCAACGTGTTTTAAGGCAGCTGCATGTATTATAATATCAGGATTAATTTTTATTATTTGTGAAGTTAAGTAATTTTTTTCTTCTATTCCTCCTATTAAAATTTCTATATTAGGAAATTTTCTTTTTAAGGCTACTTGAGATTTTTCACCCCTACTATAAGAATAAAATTTATAATCATTATAATATCTTTTTATAAAAGCTGTCCCTACAGTCCCTGATCCTCCTGTTATAAATATTTTTTTCATTAGTATGTTATTTGTTTTTGAATTATTGATGGAGTTATATCTATTTTTTTTAATAAATCTACTATTTGTATTGATGAATTACCTTCTCCATATAAATTATCAAATTCTGAGTTTTGTAGTGTTTTGGTTAATTCTATAGCATTTATTATTTCATTTTTATTATATCCTGTATTTATAACATTATTAGAACTTAATCTTCCTTGTTGTCTAGTTCCAATATTAATAGTGGGGATGTTAAATAAAGATGTTTCATGTATCCCACTACTAGAATTACCTATTAAACCTTGGGAATATTTAAGTAAACTTGTGTATTCTTCTATGGCAAGTGTTTTTACATATTTTATATTAGAAGATTCTATTTTTTCTACTATTTTTAAGTAACCAGCATCATTATTAGGTAATATAATAAGAACTTCTATATTAGTTTCTTTAATAGCTTCTAAAGTTTGAGTTATTTGGTTATAAGAATCATTTATTTCTGATGTAACAGGATGCTGTATCATCAAATAATAATTTTTATTTAAATTATATTTTTTATATGCTTCCTTATTGTGTTTTACTTCTAATAAAGCATCTATTGAAGGACATCCTACATTAAAAACGGTTTCTGGTTTCTCCCCCATTTTAATTAATCTAGTTTTAGCATCTTCATTAGCTGCAAAATGATAATGTGAAAATTTACTCATTGCATGTCTAATAGATTCATCTATTGTACCAGTTACCTCTCCTCCTTGAATGTGTGCAACAGGAATATTCATATGTGCACCAGCTATAGTAACAGACATATTAGCCGCTATATCAAACCCAGATAGTATTAAATCAGGTTTTGATTCTTCTAAAGCATATGTAATTTTTTTAAGACAAATTGCTAAAGACCTAACCATAGCCCCCCCAGTATCCTTATTTTCTTCAAACATTTCAAAGGTAGAAAATATTTTAAATCCATCATTTTTAATTTCATTAATAGTTAACCCATTTTCTTCTTTTAAATGAAGACCGGTTACTACTAAATCATAATCTAATAATGGATCATTTTTAATTAATTCTAAAATTGGTTTAAACCTAGAATAATCTGCTCTTCTTTCTGTAACTAGAAATATTTTTCTCATACTATATCACTATATTTTAAATGTTGATCATTTTTAATATTTAATAAAGCTTTTTTACCTAAAATTTTATGATAATCTTTAGCAAAAATCTCTCCAGTGCCTGGTCTTTTAACCCAAATATTTTTTTCTGTTAAAATATCTCCTATCTTAATATCTTTAATAGCTACTGCTGTTGCAAATGCAAAATCCATAGTTACTTGTTCTTCTTTTGCTGGCTCTTTTGATCCACCTCTCATTTGAGAAATTTCAGTTGATGATATAATTAAATCTTTTAACTCATTTTTATCCATAGAACATAAAATATCAGGACCCACCCTTGATTTATAATCTACGAAATGTCTTTCAAGTACACACGCTCCTAATGAAGTAGCTGCTAAACAAGCATTATTATTTACTGTATGGTCTGATAAACCAATTATAGCATTAGGAAATGATTTTTTTAGTTCTTGCATCCCACCTAAACGTACTAAATTAGCTGGTGTTGGGTATATATTTGTACAATGTAATAAAACATAAGGGATATTATATTTTTCCATTAAATTTACTGAAGGTTGAATTGATTTTATATCATTCATTCCTGTAGATAATATTATAGGTTTACCAAAACTACATATATGTTCAATTAAAGGATAATTGTTACATTCACCAGAACCTATTTTATATGCTTTTACATTAAATTTTTCTAATCTATCGGCTGCTGCTCTAGAAAATGGAGTTGAGATAAAAATCATTCCTTTACTCTCAACATACTTCATTAGCTTAAATTCATCATCTTCATTTAAGGCACACTGTTCCATAATTTCATATATAGATTCTGTTGTATTACCAGGTATTGTTTTTTTAGCTTCAGATGACATTTCATCTTCAACAATATGGGTTTGATGTTTAATTATTTCAGCCCCACTTTCATAAGCGGCATCAACAAGTTCTTTTGCAATTGATAATTTCCCATTGTGGTTTATTCCAATTTCAGCTATTACTAAGGGTGGATAATCTAATCCTATTTTTCTATTTGCTATTTTAATGTGTTTGTTCATTCAAATATGTTATAAATTTAGTAAGTCTTCCTATACTTAATATATCAGCTGTTGGGAATTCATCATCATTCCAAGGAACTTCTATATGATGTGCTGGGAGTCTATTTGATAAATTATCACAATTAATTAATTTACCATCAAATACTTGATTATTTTTCTTATATAATTTATTAAAATGGGGTGTTAAATTTTTTAAAGCATGTCTTTCGCTTAATAATTCTTCAAATTTAAGAGTTTGAGATTCATTATATGAATATTTTGAATATGCTTTATCCAAAGCTTCATCAATAGTATTATAATCATTAAATGGTACACTATTATTAGAATTTAAATAATCTACCATAGGTCCTTGGTGGTCTTTATAGTATACTATATCACAACCACATAATAAAGCTTCATGTGTTACTCTACAACCTCCTTCAGATTTAGACCCAATATATAATACTTTAGAATTATTATACAACCAGTTTATAGTTTGAGGTGAAACACCTAAAAATCCTAATTCAGGAGATAATCTTAATAGTGTTATATTTTTTCGTTCCTCATAATTAAATAGTTCTTCATATTGCTTTACTATATCTAAATCATATTTTTCAGGGATGTTAGCTTCCATTTCTGAAACTGGGATTATTATTAATGTTTTAGGATATATTTTCTTATCATTTAATTTTCTTACAGCCTGTAATAAAGAAGGTACATTTTTAATTTTTATAGCTCTACTTATACTTATTATATCATAAAATCTATCTTTAATACCCATATTTTTATAGTCACTTAACAAAAAATTTCTATCCATAAGATCTATTTTTTGGGTAGAACCATTATCTGGGTAATTGAGGGCTGTAGGTGAAGCTAAAGTAAAATCAATAATAGAAGGAAAATTTTGTAAATTACCAAAATATGTTCCTTGATTCCATCCTAAATAATAATATTCTTTTAATTCTTGTATACTAGATAAAGCATTATCTAATAAAAAGGGCCATTCTTTATGAGTAAATACTATGATACCTTTACTATCGAGTGTTGGGTTTTTAAATATATGAGCCATTAAATATACATTTTACCCCATTTATCCTTACTCATTTGAATACGTTGAGGATGGTTTTCAAAATAATAATTAGTATAAGTGTAACGTGTACCTCCTTGTATATTAGCACCCCTATGAATAAAAGATGTATCTGCAAATATTACTGTTCCTTTTTTACCTATAACTTTAAAAGGAGTGAAATCATTTTCTTTACAAAATGAGTTTATACTTTTATCTTCATATCTAGTTGCTCTTCCAATCCCATCTCTAGTAGATAAATCATATTGATTTGATGAAGGAAGGAATAAATAGGGACCATTTTCTTCTTCAACATCTGATAAGTATACTAAAGTTTTAATTTGTTTAGCTCTATTATCTCTATGCCATCCACCTCCACTGTTAGTAATTTGTTTGGGGTTATGTTTAACTTTTCCGCCTAAAACAAAATGACTATTAATTTCTTGACCAAAATAAGAACTACATACTTCTAATAATAAAGGATCATTTGCAAATTCTTTAGCTGTATTATAATGGTTTTCCATTTTAAATAATCTAAAATCACCTGATGTTCCCTCATGGGAAGAGGATTGTATCTTAGATTTATATTTAATCAAACCCTCTTCTATATCTTCAACAGCTTGATCACAAAATTCAGGTGTAAAGTAATCTTCAACTACACATATGCCTACATTATTTAAATTATTTAATATATGTTCTTTCATATTTTTACAAAGTATCGTAATAATTATTTTGTTTTTCTTGTCTTTTAATGTCTTTAGGGTGGTATAAAGCCACACCTTCTTCAGCAGGAAGAGTAGCGTAAGTTCTAAATCCTTCTAATTTTTCATGGACTTTATTTACCCATTTAATCTCTGGTTTATTTTTCCAAATTCTCCATTGATAGTCTGGCCAGTTAACCCATCCTTTTTCATTTACATTCCATCTCCATTTATTAATATGTTCTTGAGTTAACCCCTCTACTGTATTAATTCTAGGAACTAAATAAACTTCATTGTTTGGGTTTGCTTCTAAGATTAAAGGTAAATTGTTTATTAGAGATTCGTCTGGGGTTTCATCTGCATCTATTTGGAAAATATAATCCCCAATACATAGATCCTTTAAATAATTTTTCCAATCAGCAAAATGGTTTTTAAATGTCTTAGAGGTTAATTTAATATATTCATGTTTTCGTAATTCTATTAAATATTCCCATACTTCTGCTGTGCCAGATTTTTTATCAAACAATACTACTATTTCATCTTCTTCTCTAATATTTAATAAAAGAAATGAAAGTAACTTTTGAATTTCTTCGTATTCGTTACAGACTGTTATTGCATAACTTATTCTCATATAATTTTATTATTTTGGTAATACCCCAATATATGATAAAGCATCCATAAAGTCACGTTCTCTAAAATTTTCAACAGTGGACATATCAACTCTAAAACTTTCTCCATTATATTTTTCTTTTTCATCTTCCTTAACAGGAATTGATTTTACAGCTGACCAACACCAATTATCTCTTGATACCCCATTTGCAAATACCATACCTTGCTCTTTTATATTAACGGTAGTAGGCATCCAAATTTTACCAGTATCTTCTTCTTCATCCATTAATACCTTATATAATTCAGGTAATATTTCAAATTGTTCATTAAAAAAATCTGATCCCTTAGTCATTACAGAATTAGATTGGAACCCACAACCATAACATAATTCTATATTGATATCTTTTGTAACTTCTTGTTTGTAGCAAGCATTAGAACCACAGCGAGTACATATTCTCAATTCATCAAAATTCATAATTAATTATTTTTTTTTAAAGTTGGTAAAGTTAATTTAGGTATATTTCCGTATTTTTTCTTTAAAGTGGGAATATTTAAATCCATTTGTTTTGGAAATTCTGGGATATTAGCTTCTAAAATATTATTTATCAGTTTTTTCATTCCATCAAAACTAAAATTAGAGGCAGAATATTTAGCTTGCTGTTTAGATTTAACTTTAAATTTTTTATAATTTTGATACATATCTTGAAATGAATGACCTACATGAGATGAACTTACTTTAAACCATTGTGATTCAGGTATTAACCATTGATTTGCTGCACTTTTATGAACGGGTTCTAATTCACCAGGTAAAAGTGTAGTAAAATTTTTATTTAAAAAATCTGTATGACCTGAAAAGTTAGTTGCTATAATAGGTTTACCTGTTAAGCTAAATTCTAATAAAGGTCTTCCAAATCCTTCTCCTTTAGTTAAACTAACCATAGATTTGATTTTTGAATGGTTATATAATTCATTCATTTCACTATTATTAAATTCTCCACTAATTAAATATATATTAGGTAAGTCTGTTGAATTAACACTTTTTCTAATATCTTTAATTTTTTTAAGGATAGTATCTCTTCCCATATAAGAATCTACTCCTATGGAAGTTTTTAGAATTAATCCAGGTTTAGTTTTTTTATTTTTAAATATTTCAAAAAAGGCTTTAATTAAAAACCCTACATTTTTTCTATCATGTCCTATTTCTCCTTGCATCCAATGACCTACAAATAAATAATTAAAATTTTCTTTAATATTACTTAAATCTATAGTATTTTTTGATTTAATAGGTTTATAAACATCTAAATCTGCTCCTTCAAATACAACATGCATGGGTTTAACTAAAGTTACTTTACCTATAAGTTGATTTGTATTTTTATCTTTTTTTTCAAAAGCCATAGATTTAAATACTTCCTTTGTATGCTTTGAAGAGCCCCAATTCATATCCATTCTATTTAATCCTTCTACCCATTCAGGTTTACAAGCTGTAGATTCTATACCTGCGGTACATCCAATATTATATTTCCCCACGGCTTGAAACTCGTTTGGGATTGTAATTTGCATCCAAATATCAGGTTGGGTTTTATTCCAATCTTGTGAAACTTTATAATTTAATAAAAATTCCCATTCAGGGTGATCTTTACAAAAACCCCATGCAGTTGCTCCCCACCTTTGTGGTAAAAGTTGAACATTATATTTATCTAATTCAATAATAGCTTTAACTATATCTCTTGATCTTGCCCCATATCCTGAGTAGGTATCGAAAGGGCAACTTATAACAAATCTTGGTTTATTCATTAATATATTATTTTATGATTTAAAAATTTACCTTTATACTCATTAGTATTAATTACTTCATATTTTTCTCTTGGTTTCCAAGTATCAAATAAGGTATTGAAAGTTTTCATAAAGGTATTTGCTTGATGTTTTACAGTAAATCCTGCTTCATTACTCATAGCCCATTCTCTACCTTTTAATCCTCTAGATTTACGTTCTTTATCACTTAAAGAATATACTTCTTTAATTTTCTCACATACATCTTCCCAAGCACATCTATCATCATAGATATAGGGTGTTTGAGGTGAACCTTGAACTGATCTTGAAGTTGGAAAAACGGGAAATGCCCATTCACCATGTTTTTTATATGTTCCTCTATGGTTAGATGGAATATTACTATCAGGTGTAAACCATTTTCCATTTTTATCTTCAAACCTCATTTGATCTTGCATACCTCCAGTTACATTAGCTATTATAGGTGTACCAGAAAGTAAAGCTTCAGTTATAGATAACCCCCACCCTTCATTAGATGTTAATAATATTTGAACATCAGCTGCATTATATAAGTAGTTTAATTGTTGTTGGGTTAATTTATTAGTAGAAAAAACTACACAATCATGATATTTTTCCCCAAATAAGTATTCATGTACTACTGATAGGTCTGTTCCTGCTTCTGTTAATAATTCAGTATGTAAAATAAATTTACATTGTAATGCTTCTTCTAGGGGTAAACTATCTAAAAAGGATCTAAATGCTAAAAGTGCATCTGGGATTTGTTTTCTCCTGATATTACGTGAATTAAAAAACATAGTAAATTTAGGTTTTCCTTTAGGAAATAACTGTTTTTTAAAATCTTTAAATCCTTTATCTTCTTTATCTAATGGAAAATATACTTCTGGGTTTAATCCATGTGGTAAGTATTGAAAAATTCTATTTTTTTCTCTATCCTTTAATACTAATTTATTTATATTAACAGTCTGCTTAGATATACCCATTAATAAATCACATGCCTCATAATAAGGTCTATTGTACATAGGTGCAGGATAGTCATCCCATATATTTAGATAAGTAATTGGGATATTTTTTCTAATTTCTTGTTCCATATTAAATACCCAAGTAAAATATCTAGGATCTGTAAATAACATTATAGCATCAGGTTTTTCTATTTTTATTACTTCCCTAAGAATATCAGGTGTTCCATATCCATCTTGGGGGTATAACCTAACATAAGAATCTTCTATTTTTTGCTGTTTATTTACCTCAGAACTTAAATCAAATAACTTTCCTTTATCCGGGTGTTTTATAGCTCCTCCCATTTGTACCCAATTAAAATGGTGAGAAGTATGTAATACAATTTCCTTTGCTACTGTTGCTACCCCAGAATGAACTCTGATATCATCACAAATAAGTAAGATTTTCTTCCTGTCTTTTAAAGGAAGATGTTTAAAATTTTGTTTCATTTAAAATATGATTTATAGTTCAAGATTTGTTTGATTGGTAATTGCTTTACGATAATCTTCATCTGTAAGATACAAATAAATAGCTCGGTCAGCAAGTTTTTGGAATGAAAACTTTCGTTTTACACACTCAATCTTAAAATTCTCAAATAAATCACTTTTAATTTTAACACTTGTTAGTGTCATGTCTTTTTTTGCACTCATAGTCTTTATTTTAATAACATTATTTTATATACATATATTAGGAGTTTAGTAAATTATACCTTCTCCACAATTTTCTTTATCTTCTTTATAGGGACAAAAATTACAATTCCATTTTGATGGGGATTTTGGGTAAGTTTTTTCTTTTATTTCCCCACTAGATGAAAAACACTCATTAATAAAATTATTAATTGCTAATTTTGCTCTTCCTAATTTAATTTTTCCACTTGGAGGGATAAATTGTTGAACCCTATATGCTTGGTAAGGTGACATTATATTTTCGTCATCTATATCTAACACTTTTCTTTTTAATATCATAAACTCAATTTCAATCTTATCTAATGGTATCCCATATTGTTCAGAAAAATATTGTTTATACAGTAATAATTGATATTGTTTATCTTCATCTTTTTTAGCATAATCATTCCACCCACTAGTACTGGTTTTAATGTCGATTATCTTAAATGTCTCTGTTGCTTCATGGTATGTGACAACATCAAGATACCCCATATATAATACGTTATTTAACATTTTATTTGGTGCTACTACAATAGGTATTTCACAACCAACTAAATAGGTACCTTTTTTGCTAAAATATCTGCTACGTTTTTTCTTGAACCATTCTAAAATAGCAACCCCATCTTCAAAAAACTCTCTCATTTCCACGGCATCAGAAAAATGAGAATCATTATTCTTTTTATACTGTACTTCGTATTCACTTATATATCTATCTTGGAAATCTTCTTTTAAGTTTATATCTCTATCGGCGGCAGCAAATGATTTTTCATAAGCATAATCTAAATAATATTGCATTGATTCATGCATAGCAGTTCCAAATACAGTATGAATAGAAGACGTAAATCGTTTGATTTTATCTTTATACTGAAGTTTCCATCTATGAGGACACCCTCTAAATATGGACATCTGGGAATAAGATATATTCTTTTGATAAGCATAATTAATGGGTGATGGAGGATTATTTCTAATCTCCTTTACTATTTTTGGGATTTTCTTTGCCAAACTATTTTTTCCATTTGTCGCGACCTACTAAAAGACCGATTATGCCATAATTGGCTATATCAATAAAGGTATCTTCCATACCTTCACCTTTAACAAATGATCTACCATTTACTAATAGGTTTTTTAAACGTGATATTTTGTCAGTTAATCTAATACATAATCCAGTTAGTGAAAATTGTTTATCATCGCTGTTATTAACGATATCTCCACCTAAAGCAATATTATTTAACCCATAATCCATATGTTTACGAGCAAACATTTCATACATTTCTTCTTGTATGTTTTGAAATTCTTCTGCTAATTCAGGATATTCTTCTTCAAAAATAGTTATGATTTGGTTTGCTTCATCATCCATAAATTCTTGGATTTTTTTACTTGGATATTTAGAATCCATAATTTCTCTATCACTCATATCTGTAAAGTATTTTTTAACTGAATCACCCATTGATTTGACTTTTATCATCAAAGTATTTAGATAGAGCAGATAATCTATCATCTGCATCTACTAACATAGTAAGTGCTTCTTCTGCATTCTTATAAAAATCTCCGGTGGAATGATCTCCGATACCAACTGCTCTATCACCTAATAATTCAAGTGATAACAGTGCTTTTGCTTTGTCTGCTTCTGCAGATGTACGTAACATTTTTACTAATTTGTTCATTTTAATAATGGTTTTATTTCTTTTGTATTTAATCCTCTTTTATATAATATACGACTAATTTCTGTGGTAGCCAATATATTTATATATTCTTTTGATTCTTTACTTGAACATTGAAAATAATCTTTAATATGGTCTATTAAATCTTTATTAGGTTGTTTTACCTTAGATTTAACATATTTACTCCATTTATTATTTTTAGGAATAAATTCCCTATATATATTGTAAATCATTCTTTTTTCCTGTGGTGGAAAATCTTGAACATAATTTACAATTTCTAAATAATCGGGATTCATAGATAAAAACCTATGTATCATATAACTATTCCAAACCTCCCAATCTTTATCTGTAAAAGATTCAACTGGGGGTTTGGTAGAATTAATTGCTTTTAACCAATCAAAGATATTTTTCATTTAACAGATTTCATCTTTAAGTTCTTCTCTTAATTCTTTTGGTACTGATTCTCCTAAAATTTTATTTGTCTCAGGATCATAAAATACAGGAATTGGAAGTAAAGCATCTTCATCTGTACCTGCTACAAAACGAGATACTTTACGTAAAATAACTCCTTGTTGAAAAATTGATCCACCATTAAAGTTTTTAACTTCAGTAGTATTTTTTAAATCAATTTGTGGTTGTTGGGCTTGTTGTTGCATAATTAATTATTTATTATTTATTAAATTTTGGATTAACGACATTGTATTTATTTCCTTGTCGATTCGGAAATTTGCTTTATATTGATGTTCATTTATTAAAATAGATGCTGTACCTTCTTTGTTTTGTAAATATTCAGATGCACGTTCATATAATGCTTTAAATAGTTCATCAAAATCATCTACATTAGCATCAGCTATAATTTGACGTATATCGTTATAACAATCTATTTTGTTATATTTAGATCCCTCGGATAAAGCATTAATAACTTTATCTATATAATTAGATGATACTAATATTGATTTATCTAATTTTAATGTGTTCTCTTGTGTAGATAACTGTATAGTATTGATACATTTACGTAAATCAGGATAGTATTGGTTAACTAAAGGTACTAAATCATTTATATCATGTTCAATAGACTCTTGTTGTAGTATCCAATTTAAATGTTTAGCAACATCTTTTTTAGTTGGTGGTACAATTTTAAGTACTTGACACCTTGATTGTAGAGGATCAATAATGCGCTCTACAAAATTACAAGTCATAATAAAACGCGTCGTACGCGAGAAAGTTTCGATGATATTACGAAGTGAAGCCTGCGCCTGTATAGTAAGAAAATCAGCTTCATCTAAAATGACCACTTTAAGTGGTTTAAAAGAAGCAACGCTTGCAAATCCTTGTACTTTATCACGAATCGTTTCAATACCCCTTTCATCAGAGGCATTAATATAAAGATGATCGCAATTAAGGTTTTGAACACAAAGTTTTGCCAAAGTAGTTTTTCCTGTACCAGCTGGTCCATAAAATATTAAGTTTTGAATATCATTTTGATCTAAATATTTAGAAATAGAATTTTTGATATTTTCATTACCAACATAATTTTCTAATTTAGATGGTCGGTATTTTTCTACTAATAAACTATTGTCCTGGGTCTGAATATTCGCCATATAAACTATATGTTTTTATTGGTTCTGGTTTTATTTCTACTTCTTCAATTCCTATAGAATATAATTTGCTTTCTAATGGTTCTAATCTATAATGACCTTCCCATCCTGTTTTACGCATATATGCTTCTAAAGTATCAGTTATGCTTGTATATATTTTACCATTAGGTTCATCAACTAACTTCCACCTGTCTCCAGGTGGTTGTCTGTTAGCTATTAATCTTTTACTTTCAATTATTTCTAATTTATTATCCATAATATACGAAATTATTTTACATCATCCCCATCATTGATGGGTCTATTTGTGGGTTTTTACTTTCTTCCAGTTCATTTACTACTGTACATTCTGTTAATAGAACAGTACCTGCTACTGATGCAGCATTTTGTAATGCTGTTCTAGCTACTTTAGTTGGATCAATAATACCTGCTTCTTTCATATTAACTGTTTCTTCAGTTTTAATATTAAATCCTGTCCAAGTATCATTACCCGAATTAACTAAATTATCAGCTAATATTTGACCTTTAACTTCATCAAACCCAGCATTAACCAAAATTTGATTAAATGGTTTTGAACATGCCTCTATTACGATTGCAGCTCCTGTTGATTTAGCTTCTATACCTGATGAAGCATACAATAATGCTGAACCTCCTCCTGGTACTATTCCTTCTTCTATAGCTGCTCTAGTAGCATGTAATGCATCATCAACACGGTCTTTCTTTTCTTTCATTTCGGTTTCAGTATTACCACCTACATGAATTATTGCTACCCCACCTACAAATTTTGCTAACCTTTCTTGAAGTTTTTCTGTTTCAAATGGTGTTGCTGCTTTATCAATTTGTTGTTGTAATTCTTCAATACGTGATTCAATAGGCCCAACTTCTCCTTTTCCATCTACAATAGTTGTTTCTTCTTTTCCTATAGTCACAGTTCTAGCTTCTCCAAACCAATCCCAGCTAAACTTATCTAACTTCATTCCTTTTTGAGTATCAAATACTTGCCCACCTGTTGTAATAGCAATATCTTCTAAAATTAATTTTCTTCTATCACCAAAGTCAGGAGCTTTAACAGCACATACTTTCATAGTACCTCTCATTTTATTAACAATAAGAGTTGCTAAAGCCTCATTATCAATATCTTCAGCTATAATTAGAAGAGATCTTGCTTGGGTTGATACACTTTCTAAAATAGGTAATAATTCTTTAACTTGTGTTAATTTTTGATCTGCAATTAATATTAAAGGATTATCTAAAGTAGAAGTCATTGAATTATTATCAGTAACAAAATAAGGAGATTTATACCCTCTGTCAAATTGCATTCCTTCAACAGTTTCAAGATATGTTTCTCCAGTACGAGATTCTTCAATATGAACAACTCCTTCCATTCCTACTTTCTCAATAGAAGTAGCAATTAGTTTCCCCGTTTCAGGATCATTATTAGCTGATATAGTAGCAATTTGTTCTAACTGTTCCTCCCCTGAAATATCTTCTGATATTTGTTTTAGATTATTTACAACTTCTTTAACTGTAAAATCAATATCTCTTTTTATTTGTACTGCATTTTCACTATTATTTAAAGCTGTTAAACCTGCTTTAATCATTTCTCTTGCTAATAAAGTAGAAGTAGTAGTACCATCTCCTGCTTTTTCAGCTGTTTTTATTGCAGCTTGTTTTACTAATTGTACCCCTAATTCTTGATTTGGGTCTTTTAAATTAATTGATTTAGCAACTGTAACCCCATCTTTAGTTGATTGTGGTGCTCCTTGTTCATTTGCAATTACTACATTTCGACCATTTGGTCCTAAGGTTGATACTACAGCATCAGCTAATATATCAATTCCTTTAACTAAATTGGTTCTTGCTTCAGAACCTAAAATAACTTGTTTACTCATTTGATAGATCTTTAATTTCTTCTTTGGTTAATGACTCTTTTGTTTCTTCTAATATTTCCGAAACATCAACGGTTTCAGTAATTTTAGCTAAAATTTGATTTCCAGGACCTACATAATATTCCTCTCCATCATATGGTAATTTTGTAAAACCCATTGTTGGTAAAACTACTTTATCTCCCACATTAAGTGGAAGGGGTTTCATAGTACCATCTTGTAGCATTCTACCAGGTCCTACAGAAATAATTTCTGCTGTTTCATTTTTTTCTTTACCTAAATCTGGGACTATAATATTTCCAAAAGTGGTTTCTTCAATTTCGATCGGTTTAACTATAACCGCATCAAATAGTGCTTCTAAGGCCATCTGTGTAATTTTTAATGTTAGTTTCTATTAATTTATATTCATTTATGAATTTACTTAAAGTTTCATAATCTTTTCGAGTATGCATTTTTTCTTTAGCAATTTTTTGAAGTGCTTGTCTAAATTCAGGATAATAACCCTGGGGTTTTGCATATTCAGTTCCATTCCCTTTTGACCTAAAATGGTCTTTATTTGGAATAATTCTTTCATTTACTGTGTAACAGAGCTCATCCTTAGTAATATAATAAGGTTCCATTGAAGGATCTGAGATTGTTGTGAGTGATTTTGCTTTTCTTGCCATATATAACTTATCTATTTAGACCGAAATATACGAAATAAAATGCGCTAGGACACGCTTTTTTGGTAAAACTTTTATTTTATTTTAATTGATTTTGGCTTTTTAGATTCGGCAATTGGAATAAAAATATGAAGTAAGCCATTCTTCATTTCTGCTGTTAGACTTTCAAGTTCAAATTTAGCTGCTACTTTATAACCTAAGTTAAAAGATCTTTTAGCTAATCCTTTATAGATGTAGCCACTATAATCAAATTCGTCGTCATTGGGTTTATCATAAATAATTTTTAAAAGATCTCCATCAATTTCTAATTTGATGTCTTTCTTAGTTAGACCAGTACAGGCAACTTCAAAGTGAAGTCCTTCATCGTCATAAAAAATATCTAGTGGGTGTGGTTGTTTGTTTTCAAACGTTGTTGGTTGGAAAACGCCGTCTGCCTTAAATAGGTTACGGAATAATAAGTCGAACGGTGTACGTTCATTAAATAATGTACTCATATCATTTAGTTTTGTGAGGCCGTAGCTCTCGGTTAATTTAATTTAAACATAACATCGTGCCCTAGCTACAATTTTATGTTCTATTATACATATATGATTATTCATTTCTCGCGATAAAATATTCACTTTCTGTTTCTGATGTTTTAAAGTTGGCTTTTAACATTCCTACTTCTGATATTTTTAGTGTACCACTTTCCATATCCTTATTAGCATTTAATATATCTTTAAATATATCTGAATCAAATGGGATTTGGATATCTCCTTTAGTAATATTACCTCTAAGTTGGTAAGTGATTTTATTAGAAAACCCAGTATTATCACCAAATATAATTTCACATACATTTATACCATCAAAATCCGTTGTTGTAGTAATTAACATATTATTAACATCAGCTAAAGCACTTTTTGCTTTAATTAAATGATCAATATCTTCTCTTGTTAAATCTATTTGTATTTCAAATTCTTCAGGATCTTCATAATAAGTATTTTTACCTAAAATTAGAATATCAGCTAATGAGTAAGTTAAATCAAAATTTAAATCAGCTATATTCATTTTAGTATAAACGGCTTTGATTTTTTCAAGTGAAATACTTAATTCACCATTAGTAATAGAAAGTAATTTACTCAGTTTATGGGTATCAAATACACCTAATTCTGCGTCTTCAAGGTTAAAGTTATTATGTACTACTTTACATACTCTACCATTATCACCAGCATAAACTGTTAGTTGATTATCTTTAATACGCCATTTTACTTGATTATTTAATCCATTTAAATAATATTTTGAAATGACTGATGTTAGTGTTGCTTTATTTACCATAATTGTAATATACGAATTTTATTTTATATCTCAAAGGATGCTAATGCATTTGTGTAAGGATTTAAATCTAATGACCATTGTAAATCACTAAAAAATCCTTCTAATTTATTTAATAATATTGAATTAAATACTTTTTGCCTATCAGCATAAGCATTTAAAAAATCATTAACTTTTTCTGGCATTTCATAGTCAAAAAAGGCTAGTGCTTCTATTTTGTAAGGGTTATCTTTTAAATATATCCATTTAACTTTATCTGCTTGAGTAATTAAATTATACTTTTTATCTAATTGCCATAATCTTAGTAAATCATTATAACGGATTGTAGCACGTACGGGTGCAGGAGCTCCTTTAAGTATTTCTGTAAACATTTCTCCTGCCCTAGCATTTTTACCCGAGTATTTTTCTAGTTTTTTAACTGCTGATGGGTTACCTAATTTAGTGAGTGGTATTGTACCATCTAGTATTTGTTTTTTAAATACTTTAATTTGATCTAAAATACTAGCTTTTTCTTCACCCTTTAATACTTGTTGTAAAATATCATTAAAGAATGATCCTAAAATAGGTGGAAAATTTGCTTTCATAAACTCTAAACCTTTAATATCTAAAGATTCTTTAGCAATTCCCTCTTGTTTAGTAATCCACTGAGCATAACGGCGAGTTGCTCTGAAATAAGCTGAACGGATAACACATTCTGTTTTCATTTCAAGTCTATGTTCAGTTACATTAAAACATTCTTTAGCTAATCTATCATAATCTTCATTAATTACATCCTGATATTTCATTGCTACTTTTTCTAAAATATCATCTTTTTCCTCAGCCTGTAATTCTTCAAAGTTAGGGTATAACTTAAGAAGTAAGGGTTCTGCATTAAAGTAATTAGAGTCAGTGTCTACATAGGCACAATAATTCTCATCTCCTTCGTCACAAATCCACCAAGGTGTTTCTTCTAAATGTTTCATATAGATTGTGATATTAATTTTTTAAATTTAGTTGTTGACCATCCATGATTTCTATTAATATAATAAATAGGAAGTTTTAAATTATCTCCAGTAAAGGGTTTATTTTTATAATCATCACCTAAAAATCTAATATTAAATTCACCATATTTTAATAAATCTAATAATTGTCCTTCGTAAGTATATCTAATAACATCATCAACATATCTAATACTTAATAACATTTCTTTACGCTCATCAACAGTTAATATAGGTTTAACCTTTTCAGGTCGTTCTTTAGAAGGATCTGTATGTAACATTACTACTAAGCAATCACATTGCCCTTTTGCTTCTTTTAGCATTTGAACATATCCAGGATGATATACATCAAAAGCACCAGCTATAACTCCTTTTTTATAATTCATTTTATATTATTTAAAATGATCTTTCTCCAGGTATTGGAGGAAGGTTAACCGGTTTATTACCATTTGAATCTAAATCATTTCTTTCTAACAATTCAATTTTATATTTAATCCCTGCAACTTTAAAAGTTCCACCTTGTTTTAACATTTTTCTAAAAAAGTTTTCTTGGATATCACTCCATTCTTCACTTCTGGCGATTAAATCTTCTTTAGAAACTGGTGTTCCATTTACAGTAATTATTTGGTTTTTTCTAATAGATTGTTTTTTTAATGTCATATTTCTAATTTTATTTCTTCACGCATAACTTTATTCATATGTCTGTTAGCACAAAGAGCTGATTCTTGGATTATTCTGTGTCCTGATAAGGTAATAGCTTCGCTTAATGTTTGAAAATTCATACCATATCTAAATGAAGGTAAGGCTGTAGCTCCATATAAACTATTAAGTAAAATTTTCATTGTATACTGCATTAAATGGTTATATTCACCTAATTCTTTATCCCCAGCTTTATAAGCTTTTTTCATACGGTTTTTGTACACAACTCTTTCTTCAAACCATTTCTTTAGAATAGTAGATAAAACTGATTCTTTATCTGTTCTAAACATTGAACCATTAGCTGCTACTGACAAATTGCTTTGTTCAATCATAGTTATTAGTCTACCAACATTTACATTAGTTTGTTGTCGTTTTTTATTTTCAACTAATAATTCCTCTTCAGGATCACGTTCTTTCAAATCGTTAAGACCCAATCTATTATTACGCTCATTAGCATCTACAATACGCCCCACAAATGTTTCCTTACCTATGTTTATAGACATTATTATAGATGGATATAGCGATGTTAAATCTTCATCAAACATATACTTATACAATCCTGCTTTAGGGCAAAAAAGGTATCCTCCGGCATAACTATCTTTCTTTTGGGGAAAAGCTTCTTTAGGTGGTGGAATTATATTTTGGGATAATAAATAAGCAGATATAGCCCCATCTTGGGATATACTATTAGCATATACTTCACTATAATTATGTTTTCCTTTATGTGAAATATTTTTAGTTAATGCTATATATTGTAGTTTTTCATCTAATTTTTGTAAAATTTCAACATCAACAAAGTTATACTGGATGAATTTATGGATATCTGTTTCAAATAATTGATCTAGATTCCCATCATATTCAATTTTATTCATACCTACATATTTGGCCCCAATTGCATCTAATTTCCAACTTGGTTCATCTTTCCAACTATACTTTTTATGTAAACGAATATAATCTAAAGATTCGATGCCTACAATATCTACATATTGGTTTTGTTTAAAAAAATATTTTGAAAACTTTTTAGATTCTACCTTACCTAAGGGAGATAAATGATCTGCAAATTCCTTACCTATTGTATTACACATTCTGTAATATAAATAAGGTATATCAAAGTAATCTGAGTTATAACCAATTAATATGTCAGGATCTATATCTCTGATGGTTTCAATAAATTTAGCTAATAATTGACTTTCAGTACTACAAGGTATAATTTCCTTATTTTTAGCTTTAGTATGTTTAAGTTGTGATTTTTTATCAAGAATTAAAATATGCCAAGTATCAGGTGTTTTATCCCACCAAGCAATTGAAGTAATAGGCATTGGAGCACTTTCAATATAATCTTCGGTTAATGCCCCCCCAATTTCACATTCGATATCAAAAAATACTTCCCTATGACCTGTAGAAGGTACATCATTAACTCCGTATCTTTCAACTAGGAATTTTTGGTGAACTTTCATATCATGGAAATGAAGGCCAGGGGTATTCTTATCACTATAATTAGGGTTTTTAGAAAAATACCAATTATTAGTATGTTTTAAATGTTCACCATTTAATCCAATATTAGTATGATCTTCTACATTACACTCTTGATATGCTATATTTTCATAAGGAATAACTTGATGACCTTTATCTTCTTCCCAAAGATGCATTTCCCATACATTATGTCCTAATTTTTTACCTTGATAACATTTTGTATACATTTATATAACTTTTATTTAACTTAAATATACAAAGGCTCCTTACAGGAGCCTAAGTTTTAAATAATGGTTTCTGCTACTTTATTTTTAGCTAACTCTTCATTTGTAAAGAATTGAAATAAGTCAGGTCTATAGTAATTAATTGATTTCATTACTTTTCGATCACGCGTTCTGTATACTACGAATCTATCTTTGACCTGTTCAAAGTGACATGACTCATTTTGTTCTTTAGAGCGGAGGGTGACAGTTTCCATGGCTTCCTCTTTAGTGCTACAAGACTTCGACATATTACTACCTTGTACTTCTTGATACGCGGGCCATATCTTATCTTTAAGGCCATGTAACATAGTACCGTTCCCAAGGGAAACATAAGCAATATCACACAAAGCATCCAAAACTTCCACGATGTCTCCGTTTTCGCAAGCCTGTCTATATTCTTCCAATTCTTCAAGTACAAAGTCATATACGAACTCCCATTCCTTTTTTTCTGGTATTGTCGGTTCATAATTATTTGGTTTTCCGAACGTGCTATTAAATATTTCTACTTCATTAACAAAAGGCACGTCGGATTTGTTGAATAATTCTAATTGTTTACTCATTATTTTAACTATTTACTTTCGGCAACTGATGCCTTTTTATAGTCTGTAATTACTCTTTTAATAGCTTGTGCTGCTTTTCTAGCTCGTGCTTGACTTGCTTTAGTAGTCCCACTATTTTCTGCTGATAAGATATTGAAGTTTTCTTCAATAATCTCAAAAATTTCTTGTTTTGTCATTTTTTATTATTTATTTATTTATTTTAATATACGAATTTATTTTGGGGAAGACAAGCTATAGTTTATAATCTTGTATAGCTCTACTATCATTCTTTTCCCATGGATATACAATCCAATCATCCCCTACTTCTTTAGCCCAAATAGTAGGAATTACACATGATGTATGAGGTTTATAATGTAATACAGCATGATATACCCCAGGTGCATTTTTTAATGTTTCACCTGAATCACATATATCATCTACTACTAAAGTATCAGGATATATTATTTCAGAATAAGGTAAACTTAATTGATGGGATAACATTACTGCAGGAATATAACCTCCTCTTTTTAAACCATGTATTGAATTAACAGGCATTGAACCTATCACTACTTTTTTCCATAACTCTTGAACTAAATCTTCAATATCAGCCCAACTAACAAACATTTTATTATTAACTGTTAATGCCATATTTTTATATATTATGTCCTCCGTTATTTATTTTTAAACTATCAAAAAACTCTTTACGAGCTAAATTGGTATTATCTTTAAATACACCTGATGCTTTAGTTGTAACCATTGCTGCTCCTTGATGTTTTACTCCTCTACAACTAACACAATTATGTGTTCCAACTATAGTAACAATAACACCTTTATTACCTTCTGTAATTTTATTTACGGCATTATGGATAGCTGATGTTAATTGTTCTTGTATTGCTCCTCTACGACCAAATAATTCTACAATTCTATTTAATTTAGATAATCCAATTACTTGACCACCTTCTCCTGCAATATAACCAATGTGTACTACACCCCCAATTGTTTGGTGGTGGTGTGAACACATTGAGGTAAGAGGGATGTTTCTTTCAATAACGATTCCATCATACCCATCCGAAGGAAAGGATGTTATAGGAGACATTGCTGTGTACCTACCAGCCCATAGATCATTTACATAAGCTTTAGCTACACGACGAGGTGTTTCCATTGAATTGGGATCTTCTCTCCAATCACATTTTAAAGCATCTAAAAATTTACCGTAAGCTTCTTCGGCGTTATCAATCATTGCTTTTTTTTCTATGTTAGTGAAGGGAAACCCTTCAGCAACACCATTTGCATAGCCTACTTTTACTACTTCTAATTCTTCATGTATTTTTCTACGTTTATTTTCTGACATATAACTTATTTTTTATAACTTTATTTTTTACCAATCCCCATATTGTAACCAAGTTGTAGCAATATATTTATCATTACTTATAGGCATAGCCCCTTTATGAATATAAGGCCAACTTGCTGGGTGTATAATCATTTTACCTACTTCAGGTTTTACACTAAAATAATCTTGTGAACCTTCTTCCTTAAATAAAAATTGAGTTTCTCCTCCTTTTGGAACATCATTTAAATATAAAATGAAAACAAATTGCCTTGGAGCTGTTCCAAAATGATCTTTTTCACAATGCCAAGCATTATAATGTCCTACACTTTTATCATACTTTTGTAAGTTTAAAGCTGGGTAATGACATTTGCCCTCTATAATACTACCATGAGAAAATTCACTATTATGAGGGAATTTGCTTAAATACTTATCACTTAAAGTATCATTAAACCTAGAAATAATTTTATCTCTAAGAGTTATACCCTCATGTGAAGTGTCATTATATAAATTATAATCAGTTGATTTTTTCATTTTGTTGTCTTGACCAGAGCTAGAATATCCAGCTACGGCCTCTTTTAAATCTATTTTTTTATCAAATAAATTTTTAATTTCATTACATTCTTTTAATGTAAAAGCATTTGGAAATACCCCAATGGTGTCTTTAAATTTCATTAATTTGTTGTTTTAGTTTATCTATTAATATTAATACTTCATCTGGTTCCATTGTTATGGCACAACAGACATTTACTTTTTCTTCTATTTCTTCTAATATACGAAAGGCTTCTTGCTTATCCACTATACTTCTCTTTGATCTTCAAATGCTATAATATGAGGCCTCCAAGTCATCCTATAACCATTATCTCTAACCCAATCAAATAAAACAGGGTAAGATTTAAATAACGCTTCTCTAGAATCTCCTGCAGGCATAAACCATACTTTTTCAGATTTAACATCCAAGGTTTTTATACAATCCATAATTTCAGCCAAAGCATCTTGATCTTTTCCGTCCCATACGGGTTTAATATGGTAATCTGAATGGTATGATATTGATTGTTTTATTGCATCATAATTAAGTCTAAACTTATTATGACGTTTTACCATTCTCTCGTCGGTAATTGCTCCCTGAGGTGTTTCAACACCAACAACGGGGACAGAGTTACTAAACTTGGGACTAATACTAAGTAAATTAATAGGATAATCGGTAGGAAGAAAATGAGATCCCTCAGTTTCAATAGTAATGAATATATTGTTTTCATGTGCAAAATGTGTTAATTCATTTACTAAAGCTGGATGCATAGTTGGAGATCCTCCAGTTAACATCATTTCTTTTATATGAGGATTTTTCTCATACATTGCAATAATATCTTTAAAATTAAAATGTCCTTTTTCTGGGTGGATACTTGTGTACCAACTATCACACCAACCTCCTTCACCGAAATAACATCTATGAGTACATCCTGTAGTTCTTATTACAACTGTAGGGTATCCTGCTCTAGATCCTTCTGATTGTACTGCTGTATATATTTCTACAATTGGGAGGTTTTTATCGTAATCCTCAATACGTTTTAATTTTTTATGTTCCATATAATTTTTTTAAGTGGTTTTTTATTCACTATAATCATTTAGGGGATGTAAATAGCACTATTTTTCCCATGTTCTCTAAATTCTACTTTTACAACTTTTACTCTTCCATCAGTTTCAGGAAAAATAAATTGGTTTACTTTATCGTATACATATTCAGCAAATTTTTCAGAACCAGTAGCAGGTATAAATCTTACTTGTGCTACTCCGGCTTCATGCATCTGGGCGAAAGCTTTTGCATGAGGATCATCTTCGGCTACAATCATAGTATGGTCAAACATAAAATCCATCCATGCTTTTGGAGACATACCGTCAATAGTACCTTTTGCTCTCTTCATTCCTCCAAAATCCCAGACCCAATTCCTTTCGTCTAATTCTCCTTCAAACCAAATTTTAAATGAAACCCCATATCCATGAATAAATCTACAATGTGTATCTTCTGCTTTCCATTGACGAAACACTGTACTGAATCCGTCAAATACTTTTGTTGATTGAAATTTACCCATTATACCAATTTTTAATTTTATCTAAAGGATTATTACCTACTAACCTACTAATTTCATTTCCACTAGCATCTACTTTTACTAAAGTAGGAACATTTCTAATTCCATATTTAGCGGATAAAGTTGAATCACTATCTACATTAATTTTTTGGAATGGTAACCCACTTTTATCCATTACAGGTCCTAACATTTTGCATGGACCACACCAAGGTGCACTAAAATAATAAATTTTACTCATATTTAATTTTTAATTATTATACTAACTCTTCTCCTATTCCTACTACTTCACTCAATATAAGTAAAATAACTGCAATATCCAAACTATACCATAAAGCTCCATACCCTAAAATACGAATTCCTGATTTAATGAAGCTGATTTGTTGGTGTTTTCTGGCATCGGGTAACTCTTGTTTTTTCATAACTATTTGTTTTTTTAAAATCTATTATAAAACCTATTAATACTATTAAATTCATTCCAATAGAAGAACCTATTTCTACTAAATCATGAAAGTTATGAATTGAAAGATGAATATGTCCTACAACCCAAAATGGTATAGCTAGATTTTGACTAATCCATATTAATAAAAAAATTAAAAACTTTTTCATATAATTTTAGTTGTCTCACTAGGTTTCGAACCTAGACTCTTCTGTACCAAAAACAGACGTGTTACCAGTTACACCATGAGACAAGTCCTTTAAATAGTACGATGTCTTCTCATACTATCCCATTGTACCTTTTTAGTTTTACTTAGTAATCTAAAATTATCAACTCTTTTATTTAAGTTATTTCTTTCAGAATTTAACTGAGTATTGCCGTTTTGTGTTGCATTCATTACTTTTAATTTAAAAATTTATTTGTAATTATACGTATTCAGCAAGAACTTTTTTAACATGAGATTTTGCTACCTCGTAATCAACTTCTCCAGTCTCATCCTCATATTGTACAGGATCTTTTCTCCCCAAAGCAATAAAAGCCTCAATCCTCTCGACAGAAGAAGCAGACTTATAATCACTATTTCCCGAAGGATAAGGCTTATAAGAAGTATTTGTTCTTTTATAAACTTCATCAAAATCAATTTTTAGTTTTTCACATAATTTTTCTCCATCTTGTAGAATACCAAACTTATCAGTATCTAAATAAGGTGTAAAGTAACCTACTCTATCAGCATCCCAATTTCCGATTCTAAAAGCTGCATCATCTGCATCTCTAAATTCTTGTCTACAATCAGGATAAACAGCATGATCACCAGCGTGAATGCCTAAAGCAATATCACAAACATCTTCTGTTCGATTTGCTATTGATAATGCTACTGCTTGTGTAATTGAAGCAAACATTTTGTTTCTATTAGGAACAACTGTTTCTTTCATATTATCTTGTTCGTAATGTCCCTCTGGTACATCATCTCCACCTGAAACCAAAGCTGAATCTAGTAAATCTACTAACCCATCTAATTTGATTTGACGATAATTTACTTTGTGACCTTTACTTGCAAGGTAATCAATTAATTGTTGAGCTCTTTCAAGTTCAACTCTATGTTTTTGACCATAGTCAAATGAGATACCTGTTACTGTATCATACTTCTCGATAGCTCTTAACAATAGGGTGCTGCTATCCATTCCACCACTTAAACTTACTACACAATGTGCCATAATTTATTTATTTAATATTTGCCAGGTATTACGCGTATAGGCTAACGCTTGATTAAATTTACATTTTATATATGATCGAACATACGAAAAGAGAGTAGAAAATCCAACCCCTCCTATAAGAAGTGTCCATAAATTTGGATGATAGTGCTCTCCACAAAGTCCTAATGCATGTCTTATAAATTCTGCCATATTAATCTTCTTCTTTAAATTCTACATCACCGTAATCATCAATCGGTTTATCTCTTACCAGATCCCAATCAGCATCATCTATAATCTCTTGTTGGAGATCTTCATCACCTGTTTTCCATTTTGCTAATTCTTCTTCTGTTAGTATATATTCTTCCCATCTGTAATTACAATAATTTACATTCCTTGTTAACTTTGCCATATTATTCTACTATAAGTTCTGTATCAAAAATTTTTGCTATTTCAAAATATTCATCTAAAAATTCTTTAGTATATAAAAATACTTCTGTATTATTAAATTCTAATAACCTTTTTTTATAAGGTTGTTTTTTAAGTTGTGCATAAGCATTAACTTTTAGACCTGTTCCATCTTTATCTGGGTGGCCTTGGTAATCGTAAAGTGACATCATAACTATTTGGTTTTTAAATTATTAATTTCTCTAAATTTAGTTGTATTATAAATAATATCTTCGTATTTAATATCTTCAAATTTAATATCAAAAAAATCATTCATGTTAGCATTTGGTTTGTAATTCATACCATTACTACTATATCGTGTTCCATCCAAAGCTGCCATTATAGGATTTGAAGTATCAATTGATTCAATTCTTTTAACAAAGTCTTGATCATCATACCAACCAAATTCTTGTGGTATTGAACAACCTAATAAATGAAATTTAATATCTTTTAA